GACAGTGCCTGTACCTCTACGATGTCCTCAATCAGACGTGAGTACTCAAAGTGCCGGTTGATAGTAACCTGCAACTCTGACTCTGTGTTAGCAATGATCGTTACCGCAGTATCAGCCGCCTTAGCGTTGGCATCACCACGAGTGGGCTTAGGAATGTGAATAACGTCACCCTTCTTGCCAGTCATAGCGATACGCTTGACAAGGGGAGCCATCTTCAAGTTCTTTTGGTAAGAGGCAATGATCTCATCTGACCAGATTTCTGGTACAAAAGTTGCCGCTTCTGTTAGGGCGGTATTACCCGCCGCGCCGGGATAAGTTGCTGTAGCCATTTGTTATCTCCTTAAAAGGCTATCGAACTCGACCCTCTGCGTATGCCTGTAGAATTTCGTCTGACAAAGCGTTGTAACGCTCTGGGTCGGTTTTCATTAGTTTAATAATGTCAGCACGACGATAGACTTTTCTACGAGATCCTTCTGCTGTACCACGGGCGTTACCTGTGGTTGCAGACTTTACGGCACTCTTACGGGCTTCTTTCTCCGCTTGAGCCGTCTGCTGAACCACTTGATTACGTTCTTTCCAAAGCGTAAAAAGTTCGTCAGCAGAATCATAATCGTACCTTTGGTCTGCTTCTACAAACAGCTTAGTTCTAACCTTTGATCCTTTGATCCACTCAGCAAAACTGTTGTCTTGCAAGATACTTTCCATGTCAGGGTGTTTAGCCTTGAGTTGTGAAAGAGTAGCTTGTTGACGACTTTGCTGTGCGTAAGCCTCTGCTTCTTTGATCTTTGGGTGGTTATCTATAGCTCTGTTGACAGCAGTTTGAGGATCAACAAAAAAGTCTGTATCATCTTGATGTTGCTGTTCTTCAGGTGCTTGTTGGGTTGAGAGTTCTGTCTGAATGTAGTTATCAACAACTTTACGTAACTCGCCAACTTCCGTACTCTGTTTGCCTGAAAACTTTTCAAGCTCTTGGTGCATCTGTACGAGTTCTTCGACAGACTTACCTTGGTACTTTTCTGGAATATTAGGTTCTTGAGGTTGTTCCTCTTCTTGAGGAGTCTCTACTGTATCCTGTGTGTCGAGTTGGTCTGTTGTTTCAAGCTCCTCTTCTGGACGCTCATCAATAATTGTCGCTCTTGACATTACGTAACTTACCCCGCCTATTTAGGTTATGGAGATTATTATTGGGATTGACTCTTTTGAGCTTCCCTTCCTTTTCGCCCGGCCTCTTCGTGTTCTCGTACCCACTTCATGTGTCTTCCGGGGAAGTCACCAGTAGATCCGTCGAGTATGCACTGTGTTGCCGAAACGATTTTCGTAGCGTTAGCGCCACATCCGCACCTTTGGGTTGTGACGCCTTGCTCTACAAATGCTTCAAAAACGTGTCCGTTAGTACAACGGAAGTCAAATACTTTAATCATTAGCCTTGTTAAGCTCTTCGTAATTAGTATTAGTAGTAGATTCTAAATTAAGGATGTACGCTAAGACGTTAATCTGTCCTTTACGCATATATAAATCTTCAGCATCTTTAGTAGCTTCTACACTGTTAATCACTAAAGCATTTTGCTTAAGCTCTTCAGTTAGCTGTTTCCAACCATCAGTAGAAAACAGGTTGAAATAGTTGTCGTAGTACTGCTGCGTTTCTTGGTCCACTTGAGGCCTCATCGGTTGTCTCTGTTTGTAAAGATATACCTAAGTATACTGTATATTATATCATACTTTTGGTACTTTGTCAAGCATTATTTTTTCTTTTTGGTAGTTTTTCTCCTTTTGCCTGAGGCAGTTACAGCGTACTTAATGGCTTTTGGCCCTGTTTTCTTGCGCTTCGCCGCCTCTTTTTCTGCTTTAGTCATCTTGGCGGCTACCGCTTTTGGCCTACAGGCTGGATAAGGACGCTTAGACCCCTTGGTTTTTTTACGGCCACACTTTTTCCCGGTCTTTATGTCAACCCAATCCTCTTTAAACCATTTGGTTAAACCGCCTTTAGACTTAGGCATAAGTACCACCACGTTTTTTGTATGTTTTAACTAGCCACGCATTAGCGTACGCACTAGGGTAAACATCAAACTTTCGTTTAGCCTCTGCTTTAACCCTTGCATAAAGAGCTTTGTTCTTTACGTTAGAGGGTATAGTGCTCTTCTTTTTCTTTGCTTTAGGTTTACTTTTTGCGCGTGGCATTTTTTCGTACCTTTCTAAGATCAGCGCCTGTAATTTTGTTTCTAGGCTTGGCTACTCTAGCGAGCTTCTTTTGTTTTGCACTATAATTTTTCATCGGCATTTTTAGTAACCCTTAGGCTTTTTTACTTTTTTCTTTTTCGGCGGCTTGTGATATGGCATAGTCGTTCTCCTTATTTTTTGTGGGTTTTTTGAACTGCAAAGTTAGCAGACTTAGACGCACCTTTGTGCGGCTTAAATCCACCTGAGGGGTCTTTCATTAGTTTATAGTTGTTACCGCTTTTCATCCAGTGGTAACCTTTAGGTGCAGGAACTTTCATGCGTAGTACTCACTTGTGTAAACTTTAGAGTTTGTTGTTACGTGACCATCGTGGTCGTACACTGTAACGTCCGTTGTCGTAGCTCTTACTTTTTCTGTACCTTCTGTCAACTGACCGTCCCACACTTTGTACGTTACGTGACGCTCTGTGTGCTGCGTAGGCACAGAACTTATCGGTTGTACGGCAGTTACCAGTTCCGACACGACCAGTACCTTGCTGTTAATTTGCTAGGCTTGTTTGTGTCACACTTGTGCCTAGCACGGAATGACTTACGGCGAGCAGGCTGATCTTTCTTGATCGTCATTTTGGCATCACCAAACCTAATGGTCTTGGTTTTGTCGCCTTCTTTGGCTACCACTACGTATTTTTTGGTTGGGTGATTAGGCGTTCGCTTGGGCTTGTTGTACCCGCTTACTCCCGCTCGTGCTAGTTTTGGGTCTTTTTTCTTTGGCATTAACCCTGTCCTCCAACTTGTCCACTTGGCATTGTAAGATCTCTAATCGGTCCTTGAGGTCTTGGAACGCTTCGTTGATCTGCTTGAGCAGGTTGTTGAGTTCTGTTTGTGTCATTAGCATTTGAAGTTTTGCCCTGTATCTCTAGTTCTTTGAGGTATCTGTCTGCAATTTTTAGTCGTCTGTCAAACTCTTTATCGTCAGCGTCTCCTTCTTTGATGTTTTTGGTAACTGCGTTAAGAACATCAATCTCAAGTTCTTGAGGCATAAGCTGAGTTTCTACCGCCAGCTTTTGTGCTCTGGCTTGAGATTCTGCTGCTTGTCCGTTGAGGGCTGCTGCCTGACTCTGCTGGAAACCAATCTGAGCCTGTTGTGCCTGCATAGCCATTTGTTGCGCTTGAGGATTAGGCTGACCAGCTTGAGCCATTGCTGCAATAAGCTCTTCACGGTTAGACAAATTCATGTTATCAATAATGCTTTGGATTAGCACAGGGTACAAGGGACTGTCTTGTTTCATGGTTTGCAGAAGCTGCACCAACTGAGTTACCTCGTATTCACGCGCAATAATGCCTAGAGTGCTAGTAGCCATAAACTTGTAGTCAGCCACAGGATAGTTCTCAGGATCAAACTGCATATACCTGTGTGCCGCTTTGGTCACAAAAGGCAGAAGAAAAGACTGCTGAAAGTTAATCAGAGTGCGCTTGTGGCGTTTAATAATAGCCCCAAGAGACATAGAAATACCAGCGGCAGTAGCTTCACGATTAACACTTCCGGAAATTCCCGCTGAATCAACCGCTCCTGTAGCTTGTTGAACCATATTTTGTAGGGCTTGGGCTTGTGCAAACGTGATTTGTCCAACTTGTCCAAAATTAAACGGTTGTAGTACTTCACGAGGATCTCCGTTAGTTAGGATCATTTTACCGGGACGTACTTCTGGTTTAGCCCCTCTAGGAAGCCGTGTAGCGTCCACAGCTAGCATCGGGTGAATTGTGAGGCTCAAAGCGTCAATACGAGCACGTAGTTCTGTGTCGAGCGCTTTTTGACTGTTGTAACCTTTTTCACAAACGCCACGACCCCAGAACCTGCCGGGAACTACGTCCCAAGGAAACGCAACTACCGGACGGTCTTTCATCATGTAGGGGTTGGCTTCAGCCTTGAGCAGCGTACCACCGTTGGCAATAACCACGATTGCCTCAACGTACATAGAGTCTCCGTCAACCTCAACGTCTTCAGCCTCCAGCAATTCACGAGGCACAAGTCCGTAGTACTTTGTCAGGCGTACTTTGTCGTCGTTGTAGATCGTTAGGTCTTGGTCTGGCTCTAGGTCCGTGTCAGCAGCAGCCGACTCAATAAAGCCTTCACGGTACACGCCCTGCTCCTGTAAAAGTTCTACAGAGTGCTTTGACACAAACTCGTCAATAGCCACACCGTAAGCATCCTCAACTGAGGTAGCTACGGGATCTATCAGAAAGTTTTGCGGCAGTACCGGCTTGAGCTTTACTACTACACGGTCTTTTACGTTGACACCTACAGCAGTCAACTGGCCGTCCATAATTGGTTGAGTGGCGGGGGCCATCTCTTTTATTTCTTCAAGAACAACCTCACCAACGCCAGTGCCAAAGACAGCAGAATTAATAAGGCACTCTGCCACCGCTTTGCGGATTTTGCACGTTTCAAAGTCTTCATTGAGCTTTTTCTTTAGAATTGATACATCTTGTTTTTGTGTGTCTGCTATATCATCTTTAATATCAAAGAATTGCCCACGACCAAATGTAGCTTCTTCTAGTTCTGCAACGTTAGACTCTACAGCCTGCTGAAGCGCAGGAGAGATAATTCGAGAACGTTCAGACGCTCGTTGCGAGTCATTAGGGTCCCACTGACCTCTCCATAACCTATAGTATTCTTCAAATCTTTCTTCGTAGTTTGATTCGTAGTAATCACGCCAATCCTCACATTTGTTCATTACCCACTCTTCCAAGGACTCTTGGATCATTAGCGGGTCTGGGCTATAAATTTCGTCTGCCATTTTGTTTTCCTTAAATTGCAGCAATGCTGTAGATAAGCGTAAAAGCCACTACAGCACTGATTGCGTATATTCCGTAGGTATTGAAAGGTCGCCAAATTTTAATTGAGTTCATATCTTTTGTAAACTCTTTCCAAAACAAGCTCATGTTAGTATCCTGCTATTACATCTAAGATTTTGTGGTCGTCTATTTCGTAGTCGTAGTCGTACGCTACCTGTGCTAACTGATCTATGTACGCTAGTGCGTCAACTAAGTCGTCATGTGTTAGCGCATCCGGAAACTGAAACAGTTGATCTAAGAATCTGTTGTTCCACTCCCCTTGGTTTAGCGTAACGTACCCGTTTTCAAACCTACCTTGTAACGCCCACATAACCCTGTCAGTCTTCTTTCGGTTTCCGTGGGTCAACTCCTCAACTCTAAAAAACTGACCGTAACGTTTCATTAGATCAGTCAGAGGAGACATTACAGCTTGTTTGGCAATGCCTATTTCAATACCAACGCTGACGGGTCTGTAGTCTCTAACGGCCTGAAAAATCTTGGTGGCAGTCTCGTTAAGCTCCCACCGCCCATGTATAATGTTATCAACGTACCAACCATCAGGATTAACTTTAACGACAGCGATTGCGGTTTCATCTAGTTTAGTATTCTTTGTTCGTTTTTTGTTTACGTCCTCAAAGCCTGCGAGGTCAACTGCTATGTAGTAGTCTCCTTCTTCTGGAGCTTCACCGAACCTAACCCAATCTTCCTTAAACATTTCCGAACCACGAGCTTCAAAAGACGCCATAAATTCTTGACGAAACGCATAGCTTGACATAGATTTTTTTGCAACGTCGATTTCACTAGGGTCCAGTATGGGGTTGTCGTAACTCGTAAAGTGCCATCCTTTGTAGGTTTCGTCATCGCCTAACTCCGCGTACTTGTACAGTTCGTAGAAATGGTTTCTGCCCATAGGCGTACCTATGAACAACGCCTGACCCTTTTGGTCAGCTAGTGCTGGACGGAGAATCTGCTCCCATACGTCAGGCTTCATATCTGCGTATTCGTCCATCACGAGAAACTTCAAGGACACACCACGCATTGTCTCTGGCCTATCGGCTCCCTTGAGACTAATCGTGGCCCCGTTGACCAGCCTGATCTGCAGGTTGTTTATGTGGCTTCCTGCAATCACAGGGTGTCCTAGCTCTAAGAGGGTTTGCCACATGATGTCACGGGCTTGTCCCTGCGTAGGCGCTACGTAAAAAACATGGCCCTTGTCGGCCTGTAAAGCGTTAATAATCAGCATCCATGCCGCAAGTCTGGATTTACCAGTACGTCTACCAGCAGCAACTACCTTGAATCTAGTAGAATCAGAGTAAACTTCTTGTTGCCACGGTAGTAACTGTACGTTTAAG